ACTTGGGGCGGTCAACTCAAAGAAAAAGAAAAACCTATGGATGGCATGTTACGTGAAATACAAGAAGAGCTTTCGCGAGATATACAAATATCTAGAATTATACATTTAAACACATATCGCAATAAAGACTTTTCATATATAAATTATATTATGCTAGTTCGTAACGAATTCGTGCCTAATTTAAATAACGAGAGTGATGGTTATGCTTGGGTTAATATACATAGCATACCTAATGGTTTACATCACGGATGCAAAAGACTTTTTGAAACGGATAAAATTAGGAAGAAAATTGAAAATATAACAGACAATTACGATATAAACAAAGCATTGTATGATTATATTAAAAGAAATGAGTCAAGATCGTGAAGAATTACCGCCAAAAGTATCACTTAAATCAACATTAGAATTACCAATAGAACCACCATCTTCTGAATGTCTATTTGATTGTAGGCTACTAAATGTAACATTACTAAGAGATGCTCCTTGTAACCCGGCTACATCACCAGCGGATATTGCACTACCAGTTGCTGGTAATGGATTAAATGTATCACTATCACCTGCATTACCAATGTGAATGGTATTGCCATAACTTTCCCCGCCTGCGGCAGAATAATAAAGAAAAGTTAATGCATGATTTGCTTGTGAAGAGTCAGTAACACCTGTGATACCTGAATAATATTCTGGAACATAATTTGTTGCTACTGCCCATTCTGTATATGCTCCAGCAGTTCCTGGTGTCCCATTTTTTGTTACATTAGTTGTAAATTCGCCGGCGCCTGATTTTATTTTAAATTGTAATGTATGTCCGCTATTACTACCATCGGATTGATCAAACCTATATGTTTTGCCTTCATCTAAACTAATCGCAGGATTTTGATGAGATCCTAAATGAAATTTACTACTTACAACGGTAACAGTGAATGTAACATCAGCCATGAATCAATCCTTACTTTAAATATTTATCTGTTCACTTCTTTAATGAATTCATTTTTAAGCCATTCATAATCATTAATTAATGACATGTTGTTATCTTTGTTGCTACCAAATTCTTTACCAGCAATAGCACCTTTAATACAATATTTTCCAAATTTTTCTTCTTCTCCTTTTGTACACCATGTATTCAAACGTTCTTCATTTTCGTCGTTATTATTTCCAAAATAATTAGAACCACGTGCTAATTTTGCACATTCTCTAAATGCAGTACGCCAAGTACAAAGAGGATCAGTATTAAATTGATGTATGTTGCTTACTTCATCTACTTGTATAAAATTTGCTAAAGAACTTATTGTCATATCTATATTATCAGAATGTAAAGTTTCTAATATTGTTCTAGGTATTAATTTAACTGCTCCATGTCCATATACTAATCCATTTATAGGATTTTTTGCTTGCCAAATATAAATGGTATTATTTCGTCTGCTTTCAGGTGGTTGATAATCAAATTCAAATGTATCTACTAATCGTGCATCGGCATCTACTACCCATACCATTTCTGAATCTATACGTTTGCTAATTTCTTTATGTGCATTTATAATGCCATTAATTTGTTCAATTCTTTTTGCTTGTGGTGCTTTATGTTGTATAAGTTTAAAGTTTGCATCAGCATATCGTTCATCATACGATAAAAACGCAATTTCAAAATTAGAACTACTTATACTTGCTCCATATTCTTTTTTAACTTTTTCCAATGTTAATAATTTAGCATGTGGTACATTAGGAATCAAACGTACACAATCCCACGTAATAACTTTTCCCGAACTAGAACTTACTCGGGGAAATTCCCATATATGATTCATTGCTAAAGATTTTCGAGGACGCCAATGCCAAGGAAAATCACTACGTATATTATATTTTTTATTAATAAGCCAAATTAAATCTGTTTTTGCTTCTGGTACTTGAGCTAAATCTGTAACTGTATCTACGTAAATTTTTTCCGCATTATTTAATTCTATTAATTTCCATGCGACTCTATCAATAGTAAAAGGATTATCTGGATAATCTAATATATCTTTATATGTTAATCGTCTTCGGGAGGTTATTTTAGTCCAAATTTTATTCTTCATGAATATCCTTGTAGGAAAATGTTTTTATGCCAACATGTTGTAATTGTTGACTTACATCTCTATCACAATAAATTTTTGCTAGTGTTTTCTTACAAAAGTAAATATCTTCTCCATGTTCAGGAGTAAACTGAAACCAAGGTGGTTTTATTTGTTTGAAAGTATTTATAGATACCAACATACACCCCATTCCACATGCTTCTATTTCAAATAACTTAGGACCATTCTTGCTAATATGTACTCTATCAAAAGAATTTTCTGAATATGAATAGAATCCAGTACTATTAATTGGAGGATATCGGGTAGGATATATACCTGCTACTATATCTTTATTGTGTGCTAAAAATAGTTCTATTAAATTATCTGGAAATATAATATCGCCATCTAACCATAAAGTATGTGTGGCATCAAGTTGTATAGCATCTTTAACAAGTTCATTACGATTACGTGCTAAATCACTACCTGATCTTATTTTAAGATGTATATCAAAACCAAGTTTTCCTGCTCGTAAAAATAATTTTGCTAATCTATCAGCAAAATATGCATAAACTTGATCATATGCCGGAATGCATACACAAATTCTAGGTTGTTCCGCTTGTAAGTGCTTGTTCAATATCCTTAATCTCTTTATTCATAGCTGAAACTTTTACTAGACATTCTCTAATAGTTCTATACATAACATTAGTAGGTAAGCATGTAATAGCATCCATTGTTTCTGGTTGCAGTTTGCCAATAGTTAAAATATCAATAGCACCCATTTTACCAAGTTTCTCAACCCAATATTGTTCTTCTTCATCTTCGATTTGTCCTAATATTTCATTAGTACCAGAACCTTCAGGAACAATATCATTTAAAATCTCTTGAAGTATTCCTATTTCTTGTTCTGCGGTA